CTATAAAAGAAGACAAAATGTTTTCTATTGATTTTGAAAAACCTTTAAAAGGCATATTGAAATATAAAGATCCAGCTTTAAAAAGTATAGAGCCTGGAGATATAGTCGGTTTCCGACCTGGTATGGAATATGAGTTTATTATTAATAAACAAAAATTGTATCGCATACCAACCAATCAAATTACAATTAAATATGAATATCAAGGAAACGAAGAAGAATATAATCCAAGCTGGGCATAAAGCAGTTGAAGAATTAATTAAAGTAGCTAAAGAGGCTATAGTCGATTCAGATGATGATATATCTGCTGACAGGCTTAAGAACGCAGCTGCTACAAAAAAGTTAGCTATATTTGACGCTTTCGAGATATTATCTCGTATACAAGATGAAGAAGCTATATTAGAAAATAAACCTAAAGAAGAAGAGAAAGCAAAAACTTTTTCAGGGTTTGCAGAAAGAAGATCTAAATAATGTACGAGCAAAATTTATATAGAGTAGATACTCCTATAAAAGCTAATACAATAGCTAGATTAAATAAATCAAAAAAGTGGAAGTACGGTTATAACAAAGAACACGATGTTGTAGTTATAAGTAAGACTGGGCAAATCGGTGAAATATATAATATTCAAAATTTAAGAATTGCATTACCAAAAACTCCCGCTAAAATAGACAAGTCACAGGATAAATGGGCTGCAGATGAGTACCCTAGCGAATTAAAAAGAATACAAAGCGTTTTTGATTGGCGAGAATATCCGGAAGACTTCAAAGAAAAATGGGAACCATATATAGATGAACAATTCAAACGCAGAGAAGAAGGCCATTGGTTCAATAATAAAGGCATGGCTACTTACATTACTGGCACTCACTTTATGTACTTGCAGTGGAGCAAGATTGACGTTGGGAAGCCAGACTTTAGGGAAGCAAACAGACTATTCTTTATATTCTGGGAAGCTAGTAAAGCAGACCCACGATGTTATGGAATGTGCTATCTTAAAAACCGTCGTTCAGGATTTTCATTTATGTCTTCAGCAGAAACCGTTAACCTGGCGACAATTACGTCAGATGCACGGTATGGTATCTTGTCTAAGTCTGGAGCGGATGCTAAGAAAATGTTCACAGACAAGGTTGTACCAATATCCGTCAACTACCCGTTCTTTTTCAAGCCAATCCAGGACGGTATGGACAGACCCAAAACCGAACTTGCCTATAGAATACCAGCCAGTAGACTCACTAGAAAATCCATACAAAATAAACAAGACCAGGAATTATTGGAGGGGCTCGACACCACAATCGACTGGAAGAACACAGGCGACAACTCATATGATGGAGAGAAACTTAAACTCCTCGTCCACGATGAATCGGGTAAATGGGAAAGGCCGGACAACATCCTCAACAACTGGAGGGTTACGAAAACAACATTAAGGTTAGGTAGTAGAGTTATAGGTAAATGTATGATGGGGTCGACATCTAACGCTTTAGATAAGGGAGGTGAAAACTTTAAAAAACTTTACAATGACTCGGACGTTACAAAAAGAAACCGCAATGGACAAACTAAGTCAGGATTATATTCTTTGTTCATTCCTATGGAATGGAATTACGAAGGATTCATTGACAATTATGGAATGCCTATATTCGAAGACCCACCAGCAGATTGCGTTGGCCCACACGGAGACGCTATCGAAGTCGGGGTTATTGAACATTGGAACAATGAGGTAGAAGGATTAAGAGGCGACCAGGATGCTTTAAATGAGTTTTATAGGCAGTTTCCGCGCACAGAAGAGCATGCGTTTAGAGATGAAACTAAAAATAGTATATTTAATTTAGTAAAAATATACGAGCAAATAGATTATAACGAAGATCTGTCAAGCACTAATGTAGTAAATATTGGTAGCTTTTCGTGGGAAAATGGAATAAAAGATACTAAGGTTAAATTTACACCAAACCCTAACGGTAGGTTTAAAATAACTTGGGTCCCTAATTATGAATTGCAAAATAAGCAATACACAAAAAACGGTTTTAAATTTCCAGGGAATGAACATATTGGCGCTTTCGGGTGTGATAGTTATGACATATCAGGGACAGTTGATGGCAAAGGGTCTAAGGGAGCGTTACATGGGCTAACTAAGTTTAGTATGGAAAATGCCCCACCAAATTCATTTTTTTTAGAATACATTGCAAGACCTCAAACTTCTGAAATGTTTTTTGAAGATGTGCTTATGGCTTGTGTATTTTATGGAATGCCCATATTGGCTGAAAATAACAAACCTAGGTTGTTGTACTACTTTAAAAGAAGAGGATACAGAGGCTACTCAATGAATAGACCAGATAAGATATGGAATAAGTTATCGGTAGCCGAAAAAGAAATAGGCGGAATTCCAAACTCAAGTGAGGATATTAAACAAGCCCACGCAGCCGCTATAGAGGCTTATATAGATAAATATGTAGGCTTAAAAGCAGATGGGCAATATGGGGACATGTATTTTAACACCACCCTAAACGATTGGGCAAAATTTGATATAAATAAAAGAACAAAGTTTGATGCGGCTATAAGTTCAGGGCTTGCTATAATGGCTTGTAATAGACATTTATATAGACCAGTTGCTCCTGTTCAAAAACAAAAGTTAAATTTAAATATTGCTAAATATAAAAATAGCGGTACAATATCGAAAATAATAAAATAACGTATGGCTGAGTCAGTTGTAAAAAGTTTTTTTCCTAGCCAAGTTGCTAGTGACGAAGAAAAAATGTCATCAGAGTATGGCCTTCGGGTAGGTAGAGCTATTCAGGACGAGTGGTTTAAATCAGACTCCGGCACTTCGAGATATAGAAGCAATCAAAATACATTCCATAATTTAAGGCTATATGCTAGAGGTGAACAACCAATACAAAAGTATAAAGATGAATTATCAATAAACGGTGATCTATCTTATTTAAATTTAGATTGGAAACCCGTTCCTATTATATCAAAGTTTGTTGATATATTAGTTAACGGTATAGCTGAAAGAGCTTTTGATATAAAGGCATATTCACAAGATCCTTACGGGGTGAGCAAACGAACAGCTTACATGGAATCTATCATACGTGATATGCAAACGAAAGAGCTAAATGAATTTGCGGAAGCTGAATTTGGTATTAATCTTTTTGAAAATGATCCAGAGCTTTTACCTGACAGCCAGGAGGAGTTAGAGCTGCATATGCAACTGACATATAAGCAAGCTGTTGAATTAGCGGAAGAGCAGGCAATACAAACTTTGTTAAACGGTAATAATTATGATTTAACAAAGAAAAGAGTTATATACGACCTATCTGTTATAGGTATTGGAGCTGTAAAAAATAGATTTAGCAAATCCGAGGGTGTCGTTGTTGATTATGTTGACCCCGCTAATTTAGTTTATTCGTACACTGAATCACCGTATTTTGATGATATATACTATTGCGGTGAAGTTAAAAGCATACCTTTAAATGAATTAAAAAAGCAATTTCCTGATTTAACGCAAGAAGATCTTGAGCAAATATCCAAGCAAGGCTTTCAAAATAACGGCTTTTACGATAGAACAATAAGAAATTACGATCAGTCTGATAGCAATACGGTACAAGTATTGTACTTTAATTTTAAAACTTACATGAACGAAGTTTACAAAGTTAAAGAAACAGCTACAGGCGCAAGTAAAATACTTGTTAGAGATGATCAATTTGATCCACCCATAGAGGAGCTTGAAAAGAATTTTGGTAAGTTATCTAGATCTTTAGAAGTTTTATATGAGGGCGTTTTAGTTTTAGGCACTAATTATTTGCTTAAATGGGATATGGCAAAAAATATGATGCGACCAAAAAGCGATCATACTAAGGTGCTTATGAACTACAGCATTGTAGCTCCAAGAATGTATAAAGGTAAAATAGAATCTATAGTCAGCCGCATAACAGGGTTTGCCGATATGATACAGCTGACGCATCTTAAATTACAGCAAGTAATGTCAAGAATGATACCTGACGGCGTTTATCTTGATGCAGATGGTTTGGCTGAAATAGATTTAGGTAATGGAACAAACTACAACCCGCAGGAGGCATTAAACATGTTTTTCCAAACAGGTTCGGTTATAGGTAGGTCTATGACCCAAGAGGGAGACATGAATCCTGGCAAAGTCCCTGTGCAAGAAATAGCAAGCGGGTCTGGCGGTCAAAAATTGCAGTCTTTAATATCTACGTATAACTATTATTTACAAATGATACGTGACGTAACGGGACTTAATGAAGCTAGAGATGGTAGTGCCCCAGACTCAAGAGCTCTTGTTGGCATTCAAAAAATGGCAGCGGCAAATTCTAATACAGCAACAAGACATATATTAGATGCTGGTCTTTTTATAACCGCTCAAATTGCAGAATGTTTGTCATTAAGAATATCAGATATATTAGAGTATTCACCATCAAGAGACGCGTTTATACAAAAAATAGGTGGTCATAATGTTGCTACATTAAAAGAAATGTCTGATTTGCATCTTTACGATTTTGGTATATTTTTAGAATTAGCTCCAGATGACGAAGAGCGTTCTATGCTGGAGAACAACATACAAACCGCATTATCCGCGGGACTTATAGATTTGTCAGACGCTATTGATATAAGAGAAATAAAAAATCTTAAACTAGCAAACCAAGTTTTAAAAATACGCAGGAAGCGTAAGCAGGAACAAGATCAATTAATCCAGCAAGAAAATATTCAAGCACAAGCACAAGCAAACGCCCAAGCGCAAGAGGTAGCTGCCGCCGCTGAAGTACAAAAGAATCAAGCTTTAACTTCTCAAAAAGCTCAGCTATTACAAATGGAAAATAATTTTGAATTGCAAAAAATGCAAGCTGAAGTTGCAGCTAAAAAAGAGTTGATGGCTCAGGAATTTCAATATAATATGCAGTTAAAAGGTGTCGAGACATCAGGTCAAGCACAGAAAGAAACGCAAAAAGAAGACAGAAAAGACGAAAGAACTAAGCTGCAAGCAACGCAGCAAAGTCAACTTATAGAACAAAGAAAAAACAATACACCTCCACAAAACTTTGAATCCAGCGGAAACGACATTATTGGCGGAGGATTTGACTTAGGTTCTTTCGAGCCTAGGTAATAATAATAGTAATAATTATATAATATTTTATCATGTTAGAAAACCAAGAAGAGGTTCTTGACTCCCAAGAAGAAGTCCAAGAGCAGCCTGCTGCTGAAAATAAAGCACCAGAGCAAAATGCAGATTCACCTGTATCCCAGGATGATGAAGGCACAATAAAAGTAGATTTTACTAAACTCAATAAAGAAGAAGATGCCGTTCAAGAGCAAAGCGCAGATGACAGCGATGCTGTTGTCGGAGAACCCCAAGACAGTAGCAACAGCGAAGAAGTGGTTGAAGAATTACGGGAGCCCGAACAAGAAGAATCAACTGTTCTCGAAGAAGTAACTGAAGAAGAAGTTGTTGAACAAGTAGAGGAGCTCACTGAGCAAGTTGAACAAGCTATAGTCCAAGCCGACGCTGGCGTTGATTTGCCAGAAAATATTCAAAAAGTTGTTGACTTTATGAATGACACGGGTGGAAGTTTAGAAGACTATGTAAAACTTAATACCGATTATTCTGCATTAAACGAAGCACAGCTTATTAAAGAATATTATGAAACCACTAAACCTCACTTAGACAAAGAAGACATAGAGCTTCTTATGGAAGACTTTTCATATGACGAAGAGTTAGATGAACCAAAAGAAATACGTAAAGCTAAAATTGCTTTTAAAGAAGAAGCTGCTAAAGCAAAGCAACATCTTGAAAAACTTAAAAACAATTATTACGAAGAAATTAAAGCTGGGTCAAAATTAAATCCAGAACAACAAAAAGCCGTTGACTTTTTTAATAGGTACAATAAAGAACAAGAAACCGTTAAAAAGGAAAACGAACAACAAGCAAAAATATTTTTACAGCAAACTGATACTGTTTTTAGTGAGAATTTCAAAGGTTTTGATTATTCTGTTGGAGACAAAAGGTATAGGTTTAAAGTTAAAGATACCACAGAGGTTAAAGACACCCAAAGCGACATCAATAATTTCGTCAAGAAGTTCTTGAACGACAAAAATGAAATGATAGACGCTAAGGGGTATCACAAATCTCTATTTACAGCAATGAATGCTGATGCTATTGCTAATCACTTTTACGAACAAGGTAAAGCTGATGCAATGAAAAGCAGTATTGAAAAATCTAAAAACGTAGACATGGATCCGAGAGGGACTCATGAAAAGGTAACTACGGCAAATGGTTGGCAAATACGCGCAGTTCCAAACAATAGTGTTAGTGGTTCAAAGTTGAAAATTAAAAAAAGATAATTAACCATTAAAAAATAATAAAATGGCATTTGCAACTACGCCAACCACGTTGGCAAACTTAAGTCACTTAACCCCACGCCCTATTAAAGGGTTGTTTGGTGACAACTATCTTTCTGTAGGAGAGATGGATTTTACACAACAATTTCTACCTGAAGTATACGAAAAAGAAGTAGAGAGATACGGTAATCGTACTATCTCTGGATTTTTACGTATGGTTGGGGCAGAAATGCCTATGGCTTCTGACCAAGTAGTATGGTCTGAGCAAGGGCGTTTACACATCGCTTATGATGACGTAGAAGTAGTAGACACAACTAATTTAACTTTCCCAGCTGGTCACTTGATTGGTCCAGGAATGACAATCGTTGTATCTAAAGGATTTACAACTCAAAAAGCATATGTGAAGGCTGTAACAGGGCAGAATGTAGAAGTAGACACTTACGGTGAAGTATCAGGTATTACAGTTACCGGTACTGATGTAAAAGTATTTGTTTACGGTTCTGAGTATTCTAAAGGAACTTCACAAGCTGGTAATTCAGTTGACGCTTCTTTCACAACTTTCAACAACAAGCCAATTATTCTTAGAGATAAGTATAATGTGAATGGTTCTGATGTTGCTCAAATTGGTTGGGTAGAAGTAACTACTGAAGCTGGAACTTCTGGATACCTATGGTACTTAAAGTCTGAGCACGAAGCTCGTATCCGTTTCGAAGATCAACTTGAAATGGCTATGGTTGAGGCAGAGAAATCATTAAATATCGATGGGACTACAAGAGATATCGCGCAAGCTGCTGGATTCGGTGGCGGTGGTACAATAACTGGTTCTGACGGTTTATTTTCTGTACTTGAAACTCGTGGTCTTGTATACAATGATGCTAATTTTGGAGAGGTTCCACCAGCAGGTGGTGGTGCACCAAGCCCAGGTTTAGCTGAATTTGACACTATATTAGCTGAGCTTGACAAGCAGGGAGCAATTGAAGAAAACATGCTTTTCTTAGACCGAGCTACTTCTTTATCAATTGATAATATGCTTGCACAGCAAAATACTTATGGAGCTGGCGGTACATCTTACGGTGTATTTGACAACTCTGCAGATATGGCATTAAACTTAGGTTTCTCTGGA